TTCCCGTCTCACCCTCTGCATATCCTGCGACCGCCGCCGCGTCTTTTATCGTTCCGCCATTCGTTACGAGGTGTTCGACTAACGCCGTTTGTTTCTCTGTCAATCCTGTTTCAGGATTCTTGACCGCATTACCCATTTCTTTTATTTCCCTTCTTCCCCTCTGCTAGATTGTCGCTAGCACATAATCCTATATCCGGCACGAAGCGCGCCGCATAAGCGGAGTTTAAGAGGGTTCGTCAAGAGAAATCAAGAGAGAAAGAGAAGGGGAAGGCAAGAACGCAATAATCTTTCAAGGAGACGAAATAATGTTGCGCAAATAGCATAAACTTCGCAAGCACATTGCGTGGGGAATGTGTATAATAATGGGTATAAAGAAATGATTGAGACTGTAGGAGGTAACGCAATCATGCAGAAAACATTTTATGAAGCAGCATCACGCCCAAGAGGTGACGAGCATGTGCCTGTTATTCTCGAATGGCACGAACCCGCATTTGATTATGATGAAGCGGTTCTAGCAAGCATTAACATTTTAGCAAATGTGCCGCAAACAACACGCAAAGCAGCAAAAGAATACGCAAAAACATACATCAACGAATTGATAAAGGAGTAGAACCAATGAAACTATCACGCCAACATTTTGAATTTATCGCAGACACAATCGCGCCAATGCTGGCAAACCCCGTGTTTGTTGAAGACATTGCCGACAAGCTGGAAGACACTAACCCAAACTTCAACCGCGAGATATTCACGCAACGCGCCTTAAAGAACTGGGAAAACGAAAACATTCCATTGGAGGAGGTGAGCCAGATATGAAACTAGGTCGCGACATGATACGGGACGAACTGCACCGCCAAAGCCTCAACCGATGGCAATGGCGCAAAAGAAAATGGCAACGTTTAATAAATACTATTCTTTTTTGGAGGTCATAAAATGAATTGGAGACGCACAATCGGGGTTTATATCGAAGCCCTAGAGACAGGCAACAAGCAGCAAGCAGACGCTGCGGCCTGTGAATTGATGGTCATTGCAGACCATTTGAACAAGCTGGAGGTCAAATATCCTGACATGATAGACGAGACACCCAGCAAAGTAGTTTACCCAAACGAGTGGAGATAGAACAATGAACGCGGAAGACATGCACGAATTTATGCAAGAGGACGGTCATTATCAACACCTGCCAAGTTTTACAACATTGGCAAAAATATTTAATGCCCTGCAAGAGGTAACTGGCAACAAACTCAACGGCAACGAAGGATTTTATGCCGAGCATCCGCCGGTTAGCCCATCGGTCTTGATGCACACACTAGAAAACGAGGAAGGTCATGACATTTGGCGCATCGTCCAGCCCCATGAATATGAGGCAGCAGCCAAATACGCAAATGTAAGCGCGGCATATGCAGAGGAATGGGCGATTGAGTTTTGCGATGGGGACGAAGGAAGAAGCTGGGCGGACTTGGAGGACTGACATGAAAAAAAGAAAGATAGACAAGCAAGGGCAGCCAGCAAAGTGCGACATCTGTGGTGAAGTCAGTCACCAATTTGTTTGCCTGTTGGTTAGCCCCGACCCTGTAGAGCATGAGACATGGTGTGACCCTTGTTATACCAAAGCACAAACGGAGAAACAAAATGAGCAAATGTAAGAGATGCAATGAAGGCGAGTTAGAGTATTGCTTTGATTATAGCTTCGGAGAAGCAGAGGCTTGGGCTTGTAATAAATGCGATGTGACAGTCATTGTCCCAGTTACAATCGAGCGTCAATTTGATGACGTAGATTGGAGTTGTGCAGATGACCAGCAAAAGTAAAGCAAAAAAATATGAGGCAGCAATTATTTTCTTACGCCAAGCGCAAACTTGTTTTGGACAGCAAATAATTAAAGACGATGATGAGTTTTCTCGTAATTGCTTTGTAGTTTTGGATGACATGATGAGCCAAGCGCATGAAGAACAAGCCAAGAAAGAAAAGGTAACTTTAAAGGTGGTTAAGTAATGACAAGCAAGAGTAAAGCAAAGGGAACGTATCACGAGAATTGGTTCGTAAAACTGTTCAAGGAATGGGGCTTGCCAGTCAAACGCCAGCCCCTATCTGGCGCGCTTGGAGGAGAATATTCGGGCGACCTAGTCATCAACTTAAATGGCCGGGACTACATTGCCGAGGTGAAATACCGCAAAGAGAAAGGTTTCCCCTCGCCATTCTCGGTCTTGAAAAATCGAGATGTTGCCCTGTTCAAACTGGGCAAGGGGGAAGAAGGCTCACCCAAATGGGTGCTGATTGTGCCTGATAGAATTGTAGAAGAACTAATGGAGAAAGAAAATGAACATGACAATAACGATTGAAGCAGACAAACAAGAGACCTACTCGGTCAAGAGTTTAGTCCGAGCAATATGCGAAAACTTTGGTGTCGAGCAAGACCTATTGCTAGGCAAGCGGCGGGTTGGTTTTGTAATGGCTGGTCGCCATGCCCTGTATTATCTGGGCTATCGCAACACAGCACACACAACCACAACACTGGGCGATTATTTGGATCGTGACCATACAACTATCCTGCACGGGCTAAAGAAATGCGAATCTCTTATGGAGCAAAATAGTAACTATGCTTTCAAGGTAGAGCAAACTCACTTGCTTGCATTGCAGTATGAAATCAAACGGCGAGATGGCTTGGACAAACTAAAAGCCGAGGTTCAAGAAATGGTTGAACGTTTTCAAATGGAGAAACTCAATGGACTTTGAGCAAAGAGAAGCACTCATTCACGAGCGTTTTGTTCGTAAGATGACAACGATGTATCTGCCACCAAACAATGTGAAGCAGAGTGACGCATCAAAAAAGATGTATGGAGAAGAAATACGCAAGGCGGTCAACCAACGACTAAGCAGCGACATACCCAATCCCGATGTGTTCAATGACCTGCTCGGCAGGGTATGGGATAGGTGCGTGGCAGCGCATGACTTTCGCATCTGGTTCACGCCTCACTTGGTTGCCAAACATGCAGCCAAAGTAAATGCCGAGTGGCAGCAGCGCAATACAAAAGCAAACAAATTGTTTGAAACAACAAGCTCACATCAAGACGAGCAGCCCCGCGCAGGCAAGACCGACCCCGCTGGACAAGGCTGGACAATCGAGAAGTGTGATGCAGCTATCGAGCAAACCAAGAAAGAACTGGGCAACAGCCACATGGCAAAAGTGCTGTGCCGCATACCAGAAAAAGCAAAAGAACGGCTATTAAATGCTGGACAAACTGATACGAACTGACTTAATTTGTATTGAAAGGAAGGTAAATGAGTAGAGATAACGAAATCAGAAAAGCATCTATCGGCGGCAGTTGTGCCTTGCGAATCATGGACGGTGATTGGCACGACCTTTGGCTAGAAAAGATGGGCTTGAAAAATGGTGTTGACCTGTCCGATGTCTTGCCTGTTCAGCTTGGCGTTTGGACTGAGGAGTTTAACATCAAGTGGTTCTCAAAGCACATGCAAGTCGAGTGCTTCAAAGACCCCAATGCAGCCACGCATGAACAACGCTATCACTACAAGTGGGACGGTATCCCCTGCCGAGCAACGCTTGACGGGGAGTTTATGATGCGCGGTGAAAGATACGGCTTGGAGTGCAAGCACACAAATGATAGAGCCACCATCAACAGCCAGCTTGAAAGATACATGCCACAGCTACAGCTTTACCTAGAAATCTCTGGAGTGAAGGCAATGTATTTTGCAAACATCTTTGGCAATGGTCGCTATGAGTATGTGAAGGTTGCAAAGAATGAGGAATACATTCAGACAATGCTCGAACATCTCAAAGAGTTTTGGGGCTATGTCGAGCGTAAAGAAGAGCCGCCACTATCAATGCCGCACTTCTCTGCTGGCATAGACAGGATTGCAATCAACGATATGGTGGCGCGTGACGCAAGCAGCGACAACTATTTCAGAGTGAGAGCAGCCGAATACATCAGCACAAAGGAAGCCGCGAAAGAACACGCAGCAGCCGGGAAAGAATTGAAAGCAATGGTCGGGCTAGATGAACGCGAGGTCTATACCGATGAACTTAGTATCAAACGAGACAAGCGTGGTTCGCTACGCATTAACATAAAGAAGTAGGGGACAGGGGAGTAGAAACCCTGCCCCCCGCTGTCGAAAGGAGGTAACAGCATGACCGATTATACAGCATCACCATTGATAAGTGAAGAGGCAGAGCCTCTTATCCACCTAATAGGAAATGAATACCAGCTTGGCTGGCGTTCAGTGTGGCTTCACACTCCAGATGAAGCAGTGCGGATTGAATACCGCAACAGCAGACTTGTTGTAACAGTAGTGCGAAAGGAGAAAAAGCATGACACAGAGCAGCACGAACAACAATATGGAACTATGGGAGAAGGTATCCCCATCGGACTCGAAGTATCTGAAGAAGGTTAGCTTCGGGTCACGTTCCTTCACCAGCATTGACCCGATGTATCAGGTTCGAGAGGCGACACGCGCCTTCGGGCCGATAGGTCAGGGTTGGGGTTGGCACTCTCAAACAGAAATAATCACTATGGCGAATGGTGATGTGGCTTTTCTTGCACACATTACAGTTTGGCATGGCAACGCACACAACAGCTTCGGGCCGTTCACTGGTTGCAGGACTTTCTATAAGAAAGACCGCATTGCAGAAGACGCACCCAAGATGGCTGTCACAGATGGGCTGACCAAGGCATTGTCGCACCTTGGATTCAACGCCGATGTGTTCCTCGGTGAACACGACAACAAGTATGCGGCAGATAGTAAAGGCGTAAAAGGAGAATGGTAATGAGCCAGACTTACGACAAAACTGATAGCGGAGCAGTATTTCCCCCGCGTGATAACCACAAGATGATTCTGACAGGCAAGGCCAACAACGATGGTCGTGACTCTCAGATGGTAGTAACCATGTCAACGCTGCCTGATGGTCGCAAGATTATGGATGTCTATGAAAAGGTCGGAACTCTTTTCGAGAACGAGAAGAAAGGTGAAAACCCAAACTCGCCGGATTACACCGGGCCGATGGGTAGCCGCCGCATCGCCGCATGGCGTAAGACCAAAGATGACATGGCATATATGTCTCTTTCATTTAGCGACAAGCAGCAAGGTGGTAACAATGCAGAAGCACGTAGCAAGCCAGTGGACGACAGCATCCCCTTCTAAGCTACTGACCATCGAAGAGGTGGGGGCGGCACTGTCCGTCCCCCCTCAAGATGTGAAGAAGTTATGCCGCAAGCACAGTGTGGCAGTGGTCAAGATAGGCCACAAGATTAGAATGACCCTCAAGGACTACGAAGAATTAGTCGGGAAGATGACAACATATTATGGATGAACTAACAGCATGGCAGCAAAGAGCAATCCAAGCAGAGGGCAAGCTGCGCGAGATTGCATCTATGCCAAACGATTCAGTTGGTTGGAAA